GTTGCAATGTGGATTGCTATGAGCCCCACACATCCGAACTCTTAGGTTATAATATGACCTAGACTGAGGACACCATAGGTATAATTCACCTGGTCTTATTAACCAGGTGGGGCCGCCTATGGGTGATAGCTAATGGTGGTGAAGCCACCTCGGTAAGGGAGCTACAGGGGGAGGCTTATAAACCGTGAGTTGTAAATACAGCAACCCTGGGGCAACCATCCGAACCGACCCTTTCATAACCGTCCTAGTTCGCTAGGACAACTCAACTTTGTTGAGGTTACTACCACAAATGTTGTACACATTAAAATGCGACGAACATCTGCAGCTGGGAAGGTAAGTAGCAATACACGTTGGCTAATGAAGCGTGAGCTTCGAGCCTTCATGATATTGCCAGTCTGGTTGATAGGATTACGTGCATTGTGGAAGACATGTTACTTACCATTGCACGATTCGATTCTTCGCATCTGGAAGACAAATGGTCCGCTTATGCTGACCATGTATCTTGCAGAGTGCTCTAGAATCATCGTGCTTTGGGTAAATGCCACTCCGTACTCTAGCGTGACTGCTAAGGTGCGGGTACGTGTGACACGGTCAGGGCTTCCCGTAATTTTACCTTCGGAGCTTCGGAAGATCTTTCACCTCTTTAGAGGGATCGATCATGCCTATGCTCTTAAAGTGATTCGGGTTACTCTAACAGTGATCTCGGTCTATCGTGTTATCGGCTGCGCTCCCGCTTTAAAGTTGGAGACCATTACTGGTCCCTTCTCGGGCGTGAGCGCTACACTTTCCTTATGGGAAGTGCGTGGGGCTGTTAGCATGTTACCCGGCTTAGTGGTGGTTGGAACTGCGCTCTGGAACTATGTTTCAGAGTCTGCTGGTCCTAATTTCAAGAAATCGACTTGGTCTTGCGGGCTTGATGCCATCGCCTTCCTCCGGGATCCACTTACGTGGTACCATTGGTTGATGGTGGCTTGGGCTCAGCGAGCGTGGGTCTTAATTCTATGGAATCTCCTCACCATCCTGGTTACAATACCTCTTGTCCCACTACTACTGTTCAAAGGGAAGTATCCGAAGTACCTTGGACGTCTCGTTAAGTTGCATGAAGCCCGTGGGAAGGTCCGGGTAGTAGCGATTACTGATTGGTGGACGCAAGCTTTGCTGCGCCCTCTCCATGAAGCGATCTTTACTATCCTTAAGACCATTCCACAAGATGGTACCTTTGATCAATTGGCACCATTGGACTCCCTGTTAGCTTACGTACGCGCCTCAGGTGCTCCGGTCTACTCTTTTGATTTGTCAGCAGCGACGGATAGATTACCAGTTGCGTTCCAAGTAGATGTCCTCCAATCCTTTGGGATTTGGTGGGCCTCTAGCTGGGCGGCGCTCCTTACGGGGCGCCCCTGGTTCCTTGATAACGTACCTGTCCATTATGCAGTCGGGCAGCCTATAGGTGCACTCTCTTCCTGGGCGATGCTTGCTCTTTCTCACCACATTGTGGTGCAAATTGCAGCTCGCCGCTCCGATATCGATGGTTGGTTCACGCATTATGCCCTCTTAGGTGATGACATTGTCATCGCCGATGAGTCGGTTGCGCGGGCTTACCAAGATATTATAGCTTCTCTGGGTGTCCCCATCAACATGACAAAGTCTTTTGTTATGAAGACGGGTGGCCTGGAGTTCGCCAAGAGATGGATTACTCCACTCTTCGGGGATATTTCCCCGATGGGTCCTGGTTTAATCATAGCATCCATTCGCAATCCTCGCATGATGGCGACTCTTATCCGCGATTCCTTGAATCGTGGATATGTCTTTTCTACACGCGTTGTTTCAGATCTGAAGGGGTTCCTTCGCACAATCCGTCCACTTAAGTGGATGAATCGTGAGTTGTTACCCATCCTTTCTTCAGTTTTAGGACCGACAGGTGGATTGTGGATAACTGCCAGTGGGCCTTATTTCAAGGCTGTCTGGATCAAGTTATTCCCCCACCAGGTGGCGGAGAAGTTCGACTTATTAGTTGAAACTCTGTTTCAACTAATTGCCGACTCTCAGAAACGACCTCTTTCAGAGGACGACTCCAAGAGCGAACTTGTAACCAATTTTTGGAAACTTGTTCAACGCTTCGGGTCCGACTTCGGAGGGCTGATCTGGGTGCCCGTATTGTTATGTTCTCCCGCTTTCTGGGTCTATTACGACCTCGCAGCCCGAGCCGAGGAACGCCTTCTCGAATTCAACCAGAAGAAGCATCTCTTTGATACTTCTCTGCTTGGACAAGAGTGGCTTACCCTTGAAGGTCTAGCATACGTCGTGAAGGGCTCCGCCCTACATGACTGGGTTCGAAGTACCTTTGATCCGGGCCTACTTGCGTGGGACCGAAAGGTCGCGGAGGAGGATTTGGCAATCCACCGGAAACTATTTTCCGAATGGAATGACAAGGTAAAGGTTATACGGTTTGCTAAACGAGTTAGCTCCCGTTATACTAATACCTCTCCATTTTCTCGCTTGACCCGTAAAGTACGTACCGTGGTAGTACCACGTCCGAACCGTGCACTAGTCTTATTGGGTTTCTTTGGATATTCCCCCATCCAGAAATGGGGAGGGAAAATCCTAGATATTCCTCAATCAGGCGCGTCTCTGACACGTAGTCAGAGCCTGACAGAAAAGGGGTAGGAGTAACTCTCCTATTTCGGGGTCGTCAGGTAAAGGTGGCC